CACTCCCAAGTCACCTACCGCAAAGGTCAAGTTTCTCCCTGGAGACTTTACCATGCTCGCTAAAGATATCAAACCAGCAGAGAAGAAGATTACCTCTGCTGAAATCCTTGACAATCTTCAGGAGATTCTGTGATGAAAGCGTACAAGACACCTCTTCGTTATCCTGGCGGCAAGTCCCGTGCCTGCACCAAGATGGACCAATACTTCCCTGATCTTCGGGAGTACGATGAGTATCGTGAACCATTCCTCGGTGGTGGCAGTGTAGCAATTCATGTCACTAAGAAGTATCCGACTGTCAAGGTTTGGGTAAATGATCTGTATGAACCTCTGGTCAACTTCTGGCAGATTCTGCAGAGTGATGGGCAGAAGATGCGTGACGAACTTAATCAATTGAAGTATCGTCATCCTGAACCAGTATCTGCTAAAAAATTGTTCTTGGAAGCAAAGGAGTATCTGAACCATGCAGGAAAAGGAACTGAACCCTTTCATCGTGCCGTTAGTTTTTACATTATTAACAAGTGCTCTTTTTCTGGTCTCACTGAGTCCTCATCCTTTTCTGCCCAGGCATCTGATTCAAACTTCTCAATGCGAGGAATAGATAAACTGCCTGGTTATTCTGAAATCATTAAGAACTGGGAAATCACTAATCTTTCCTACGACAAACTTTTGGATGAAGGTTCTGAGAAATCTGCATTCATTTATTTGGATCCTCCTTATGACATCAAAGATAATCTCTACGGTAAAAAGGGAGCTATGCACAAGGGATTCGATCATGATCGTTTTGCCTCAGATTGTGATTCTTGCTCTATGGATTGCCTTATCAGTTACAATGCCGACCAGTTGGTTAAAGACCGATTTAAAGAATGGAACGCAGGAGAGTTTGACCTCACCTACACAATGCGCTCCGTAGGTGAGTACATGCGCGATCAAAAACAACGTAAAGAACTTCTACTTTTTAACTATGGACTTAAAGGACTGGCTGAACTCAATCAATCAGACCAAAAAGAATTTGCTTGATGAAGACCCTACTCTTGAAAAAGAGTATCCTCCATACATTGTCAACCGTTGTTTTTCTGGTCATTTGGACTGCATTATGTTTGCGAATGAGATGAACATTCACAACAGCATTCCGAAGAAAATGCAATATGATTTTTATCTAAATAGTCTGAGGAAAAAGAAGAGGTTTTCTCCCTGGCTCCGACAAGATAAGATCAAAGACCTTGATTATGTCAAACGTCATTATGGATATAGTAATGAGAAGGCAAAGCAAGCACTACGGATCTTGACAAAAGAACAACTTACATTTATTAAATCAAAATTTGATACTGGAGGAACAAGATGAGTGTCGTTCAAGAACCTGAAGTGAAGTGGTCGCCCGAACAAATGGTTGAAGTGGTTCTTGGAGAACCTGATGACTTTTTGAAAGTGCGTGAAACTCTGACCCGTATTGGAGTCGCTTCTAGGAAAGAGAAGAAGATTTATCAGTCATGTCATATTCTGCATAAGCAGGGTAGATATTATCTGGTGCATTTCAAAGAGTTGTTTGCCCTTGATGGTAAGCACGCCAACCTGACGCTGAATGATGTCCAGCGTCGTAATCGTATCGCACAACTCTTGGCAGACTGGGGTCTTGTGGAGATTGTGGATGTGGAAAAGATTCAGCAGATTGCTCCGTTGAATCAAATCAAAGTGTTGGCATATAAGGATAAGCAAGACTGGATTCTTGAGACCAAGTATAATATTGGGGCGAAGAAGAAAAAGACAGAAGTTGCTGAGTAGAGATAAATACTAAAAAGTATTTTCTCATAAAATGAGTCAAAGACCTGCTGCTTTTGTATTTGATAATTTTCTATCCAACGATAAGTGGCAGTATATTACTGACCACGTAAATCAATCTAATTTTCTCTCTACTGATTCATTCGATGAGTGGAGAGATTCTTTTTATGAAGAAGTAATTGGTTGCAAATGATGGATATCACAGAGATTTTGGTGGATATGTTTATTATATACATCCACAATGGGGTAGTGATTGGGGTGGGAGATTAAAACTTAGAGATTGTGAAGTTGATGCAATACAACCAACTCCTAATAGATTTGTCTGGATTAATCCTGGTATCTGGCATGGTATTGAAGTTACTAACAGTAATGCAACTAATAATAGAATAACAATAGTTGGTTGGCCAGAGGGATGTGTTGAAAATGCTACTTGCGATATGATAATAAATACAAATATAGGAATCTGAAATTAGATGAAAAGCGGTCGATCAAATAAATTTAGTCGTGCTTTAGAGCACCTTAAGTCAACTACGATTGACGAAAAACTTCAACTGCAACTTCTTAGTGAAATTCCTACTAATAATACTCAGGGGATTTACACTGATGAACCAGAGAGAACTGAAACATCTACATTAAACCCCAATCTTAATCCTTTGGATCTGACTCAAGATGATTCTGCACAAAATGGTAGAGATACTACAGGTCTCTTCATGCCTGATGGTACTATCTTAACTGAGGAACCACCTGGAGATACTAGTTATATTCTTGGTCCTATGGCGGCTATGTATTATACATGGGATTATCCTTGGACTCAGATTGGTTATATTCGCCAATCAGATCGTAGAATGGTAAACCTTGGACGTATTGATGGTAAATTATCTGATTGGGATGGATCAGAAGGAACTGGTGGATTTGGCACTGGCACATTCGTTTCTTACGGGCAACTGACTCTTGAACAAGCAGTTTGGTTTAGGAATGTACAAAAGCAAACTGGTGCAACTAACGATCCATCAACATACAACTATTACGCTTTTTATCCAGGTCCTCCATCACAAACTCCCGATCAGTTTGGTAGATATCCCTCTGCTATAACTGGAATATCAAAGAATAGAACTGTAACAAATACACAAAAACCAACTCATAAATCTATTGATGATATATCAAAAGATCGTCCATATGAACCACTTGAGAGACAAGGAGCTCCTTCTGATCCCATTGGTGAGTTGATATTACTGGGTATATCAAGGGTTGTCGCAGGTGCACTTTTAAAAGCAATCTTATCTGCAGGATCAGCAGCTGCACTTTCCCGAGCAAAGAGGTTAGCACGAGATGCTAAAAATTGGTGGAATAAAGGGAGAAACGTACAAGTTCCTGATGAAGCCAATGCTAGTTGGCGAACCTTAATTAAGAATGATTATAACCAGATGGGTAAATTCCTTACACGGGAAGCTAAATTAAAACTTAAACAAAATCCCAATTATCAACTCAAGAACCGTGATTTCACTGGAGGACCTATACCTAGGAATTTGGAGCAACTTAAAGATTTCCTCGTGGGTAGGGGTGGAGCCACTTGGTCTTTTACTAGAGGAAGTGGAACTGGACCAACTCCATTAGGACGCCAAGTATTTGAGAGATCAGTAACTTCTTTAATAGATAATCCAATAACTGCAGCAACTGCCGCAGCAACTGCAACTACTGCTGCTGGTAGACCTGCTAGAGGACAAATTGAAAAAGAGTATCTTGACAAGAGTGGGAATATGGATACTAATAAAATGGTTGATCTGCTTAGGAATAATCCAGATGAATTTGTAAGACAAATACAAAGGGCTCTTAATGAACCAGGAAAACAACCAGCAAAACAGGAAGTAGATCCAAAAGTTTCAGCAGAAATTGATAGTTTGCTCAAGAAAGGTTTAACTACAAGACCAGGAACCACTAAGAGTATTAATAATAACAGGAAACTTTGGAATCTATCTAAAAAACTTCCTCCTGGTGATCCAAGAATAGGACAAATTTTAAATCGAATCATTTATGATAAGGAGGGTTCAAAAAACTCAAAACTGAAGTTCCCTCCTAACAAATATGTAAACCCAAGTGATAGATATGATTTAACAAAGGAAATACCAGGATGGTTCAAAAATCCATCAACAAACAACTATTTGTTACAAAGTTATGAGATGAATGGCAATTTTATTGCTGAGGAAGTAGGTGACGATATT